GCCTCGGCCGCTGCCTCACTGGGCTGGATCCGACGCGGTGGTCGGATCAGCTCGGCCACATCGCGCCGGATAGAAGCGGCACTGGCGGTGCTAGTCATCGTCAGCCTCTTCATCGTCAGCGATCACGGCCTGATACATCTGCTCGCGCAGTGCATCGGTAGTGTGCTCGACCAGCTGTATGGTCTCGGGGGAAAGCCCGGCATCTCGCTCCAGCATGTCAGCCAGTGAGTCCAGGCCTGATGCAACCGCTTTGGCCAGTCGGCTCATCTCGCGGTGCGCGTCCTCTACCGGCACCAGCAGGCGCAGCTGCTGCTCGAGCTTCACGCGCTCTGTCTCAGACTGATACCAGGCCTTCCGCTCCTGTGGGAGCAGATCGTCAGGATCTATCCCTGCTCCTCCAGTCATGTCGGAGTAAAGCGCGGGGCCGACATCCGCCAGGGCATAGACGCTGTTGCCACCACGCTGGCCTGCTGGCACTACGCCGGCGGCGCGCAGGCGCTTTCGCACGGTGTCACGATGAAGATTGAAGGCGTCCGCGATGCGCGTGATGTTCCAGTGGTAGGCCTCTTGTAGTGCGCTGATATCTGCCATGCGCTGGCCATCCTCTGCTGATCACATCACTGCCGGTGAATCGGCACCTTCGGCACCTCGAAAGCCAGTAACCATGCGGGTTTGAGTACGGTGCTGCTGACGACGCTAGAACCCCGAAAAAATGCCGAAATCCGCGATCTTGCGCCCCCGTGGTTGCTTCACCCCTAGCCAGAAGGACCCGCAATTTTTCTGCAGGCCGCGTGGTTGCTGGGCTGCAGGCCGGTCACGGCCTGTCAGGCATTACCGCGATGTGAGTAATTTTTCATTTGATCTTCGCTCCACGAGCCGCGACCGGGGGAAGGAAAGTGATCATGAGTCGATGGGTAACGCCATCTGAAGCTCTTGTCGCCAGTAGTCAGCGCGAGACTCCAGTGCCGGCTTGATCCATCGATGGCTGGCCAGCTCGCGACCGGCAAGGCTCCCCTTGGCATTCTGGTCATCCAGTGCACGGCAGGCCTTTTCGAACTCTTGCATGGCGCTCAGCTCGCCCCGCATGAATGCGTCGATTCTGAGGTCGCACCATACTGCAAACCGGACATCCAGCCATTGGGCGAACCGGACTCCGAGTTTCGGGTGCAGCCATGTGCCACTGTCATAACGACCACGGCGGGTTTTTAAAAGTGACTCAGGATCACAATTAAGTGCCGCGGCAAACTCTCGAAGATACGCCTGCGTTTCGTCTTGCTTAAGCCAGTCCACAGGGCGCTTATGAAAGCGCTTGGCAATGTCGGTGGCATTGATCCAGCCATCCGTGTTGAAGCGGATGAACTGTCCTTCGTAGTCGAGCGGAATAACGTTTGTCATCGGTAGAGCCTTTTAGAGATAGAGCCTGTCACCCAGGAGTCGCCAACCCAGAGAGGCCCGATGAAGCCATCGGCGCTCCTCAGGCTCTATCCTGAAAGGCTCTGGTAAGTGCCGGGCGCGGGTGAAGCGCCCACAAAAAAGCCCCGCCGGAAGGCAGGGCTTTTCAATTCTTGTGGTGTTACTCAACAGTCGTCTGCTCGGCCCCATCAGGGCCATCGGCCAGGCGCTCGAGGATCGAGGCCGTCGCCGTGCGGTCAGCATTGAAGCGACGGCGCTGTGACTCATAGTCAGCCAGCAGGCTGAGCAGATCGCGGTTGGATGTCACTGGCCGACCAGGGGCAGGCAGTGGATTGAGCAGGTAGCTCGGCACTTCGGGTGTGCACTGCCACTCAGTGGGCATCACCACTGGCTTGCTCTCGAAGGCGCTGCAGCCACTCAGCAGCAGCATCAGGCACAGGCCGGTCAGCCCACTCAGCAGTCGGCGCATCGTCGTTCTCCATTCGGCGAGCAGCTGCCCGGGCAGCCATGATTGAACGGTCATCTAGGGCGCGGCTGGCTTCGCGGGCCTCCAATGCGACGGACAAACGCTTCATCTGATTGCCATAGTGCAGCGCCATCATCTCGAGCCCGCGGTTGACCGCCTTCTCAGTGGAAAGCTCAGCCTTGAGGTCATTGGCATGCTGCTCGGCCTTGGTTGCCTCATAGGTCTGCATCGCACCCCAGCCCAGCACCACCGCCATCAGGATGACCTCGAACTTCACGCCTGATATCAGCTTGCGGCCCCATGCCCACGCGGTCGTGATCAGTGCAGCCATCGTCCCAGCACCTTATCGAAGATGGCGTCAGACTTGGCACGCAGCCACTCGACACCGAGGAAAGCGATCGCAGCCCCGATGGCCACGGCCATGTCCTGATCCAAGCCGCCCCAGTCCAGCAGCGGCTTGAGCGCCAATGTCAGGCCACCCACCAGGGTCGCCTCGAGCACTGACTTGTAGAAGCGGCCGCCGGCATGCAGGCCGCGCAGTAGCGCGATCACGAATGACAGCCCCGCTGCATAGAGATTGGCTTGATACGGCTGTAGCCACTCCAGCAGCATCTGCCATGTCGATGGATCGCGGTGTGGCATATCGGCGGGCTCGTGGTCGTCGTCATGCATATGGCCTCCTGAGTCGGCAGGCCCTGCGTAGTTCGTCGTTATCGTTATGCGATGTGGCCGCCAGCACGCACGTACACGCCCAGCAGTTCATCGGTATCAAGCTCACGCTGCCCATAACCTGCCCCTGGCAGGCTCGCCCAGATGCGCCGGCAGGCGTGGATGGCCTCAGCGATACGCCCGTCATACACCATGCCCAATGCCCGACACTGCCGGATCAACTGCTTGGCTGCCTCATCCTGCGAGGCCGGCGAGAAGTCCTGAAGGTGGAAGCGCTTGGCCAGGTCGTCCCACGTCCCTACCAGGAACTGATACCGGCCAGCCGCCGTGCTGTGGATGTTGTACGACTTCAGCCATACCGACTGGCGGGGGTGATCATCGAAGCCGTCGAAGGTCTTGCCGCCCACCAGCACGTCATAGCCCTCAATCGAACTGAAGCGGGGCGTGCCCTCGGCATAGGCAATGGTGTCCAGGAATGCCGCCAGATTGCTGGCGTCATCAGCTGCCGGATCAACAGGCGCATCGAAGCCCACCAGCTCGACCTCATCGAGCCAGTGCGCGGGGGCATGTGCAGGCATGGGCATCACCGGTAGGCAGATACGAAAAAGCCCCGCCATATGGCAGGGCTTTCAAAAGCAATTCAATTAATGGGGTAAATCAATATTATGATGGCGCGCGGCATGAGCAATAAAAGCCTCGATGGCTTCAACAGTTATCCAGCTTTTGCCACATAGATGATCAACCCAAGCTAGAACCCTATTGGCATCTGAGCACTCAGACAAAGGTATAGGATATTCATAACTTAAATTGATAATTATCTCATCGTCTCGAACGAAAACCTTGTCTTGCATTTTCGTTGATTCACGCTTGAATTCTTCAAAATCCATTTTGTAGTCCACCCGTGCGTAAATTTAACTTTCACTACGAAGATTAAATTAGCACAGATTTATAACAGTAGGCTTGAGACGCAAGAATCACACAATAGCTGGATCGTACCCTCAAACCCTCGCTTTTGCAACATATGGTAGTCAGGCAGCTATTTCGGCTTGAGAAAGTACCATATGCAGTAGTGACTCACGACCCCGAGATGCCGCACATTGCATCGACTTGGCCGACTTGAACGGCGCCACCTTCACCGCCCCGGGCACCCATCCCAGTCGTGCCAGAATCGCCACCTGCGCCGCCACGGCCTGCGATTGGGTCATCATGCGCGGTGATTGGCAATGCTGCACCGGCGGAATCGCATAGGCCGCCAGCAGTACCGCCATGCGCTGGCGATCGGTCAGACGTGACAGCAACGCCGCCGCCATCGTCCGCCACTGGCTTTCCTGCTGATAACGCTCTGCCGCCTTGCCGACATGATCCACCAGGCCCGTGCAATCGCCTCGCCCCTCGCCCATGCCGCCCACCGATGACACCTGATGCCACCCGGCATTCTGGTGGCGCAGTCCGGTGCGATACTCGATCTCTTCCTCGAGCAGCTCATCCAGAGCATGCGCCAACGCCTGCTGACGCCTCACGCCCTCCGGCAGCTTCTCGATCAGGCGGAAGGTCTCCGCCAGCCCCATATCCTCGATCCGCTGCATGTCCTGCCCTCCTGCCTTGGGTTGCTACGTGAGCACTATGCCGTTGCCTTGCGCCACTCACTGCCATGTGGCATCACCTCCGGCTCAC